CTTGGGTGCATCCGCAACAGCAACACTTAACGGTGGTGATATCCGTATCACTTCTGCTACATCTGGTGAATACTCCAAAGTTTCTATTTCTGCAGGAACACTATTCCCAGCTTTGACAAACTACAGCGCTATCCTCCCAGCTGTTTCCGGCACAGGCGTGCAATCAACATACGGTTCTTTGATCATTGTTGACGGTGTTGCAAAGCGTGTATCATTCGTTGGCTCCAACGGCGCTACAATGGCTGATGTCGTATCACAAATCAACACAGCTCTAGGTGCTTCCGCAACTGCAGCTATCACTTCCAACCAGATCGTGATCACATCAGCTACAACAGGTGCTAACTCATCTGTTGCAATTCAAGACACAGGTATGCTATTTGCATCTCTAGCAGGATACAATGGCATTTCGTTTGTACTGTCCACAGCACCTCGCACATATACAGCAACTTTCACAGTTGACGGTGTAGACAAGAAGGTATCTTTGACTGGAGCAAGTGCACCTACACTGAACGGTGTCGTAAGTGCAGTAACAACAGCTGTTGGCGCTGCAGGTACTGTTGCGTTTGCTGGTGGTAAGTTGACTGTTAAGTCTGCTACAACAGGTCTAACATCGACTGTAACTTTCCAAGACGGCGACTTGTTCCGTAATCTAACAAACTACAAGGGAATCAGCGATCAATACACAGGTATCGCAAACTTGTTGGCAGCATTCACAGCACCATTGCAATTTAACTTTGCAGATAGCTTGGCAGACCGCTTCAATGTTATCACTGTTGGTGTACGTCCTGCTGTTGGACCAGTTCCAGGCCGCGCAAACTTGCCGTTGAAGCCACCATACGTATACTACGGTGGATCTCCAGCGTCATGGCGCTACCTGAAAGATGATTCACAGGTGTCGGGGTAACTCAGGTACTTTCGCTGAAGTTACCATCAACTTCAGCAACTATACCACGGGCGATACCAACACTACAGTCACAGGTGCAACGTTCATTGTGACACAGGCGACAAAGGATGCTCTTGCACCATCCTTGCCGCCTGATCAAGGCTACTATTTTGTTGTAGTGCCAGAACAAGCAGTTCTTGACTTTACGAACATCGTGGTAGAAGGAACATCTACCTCGGTCCGCGCTGGATGTAATGCAATAAATGGCGAAGCAGTAAGTCTTGGCAATATGCCAGCATTTATCATTCGCACATCCAATTCAAATCAAGCAATCTGGGGCATGGCTGACAATGCAGGCCCTCAGCCATTGCACGATATTGTGGATCATTTCATTCAAATTCAAACGGATCCAGAAAATCCTGGCCAGCCATTGATAATCACGGATGGATCTAATCAATGTAATGCTCTGGATGCTGTAATGCCAGCGCCTGGTGATCTACCACCAACATTTGGTTTAGGTACGGATCCTGCTTACGTCTCTATCACGTGTGCCGAAAATCCATTCTGGCGATCATACGTACAGACGACAATATCAGGCAATTATACCGTGAAGATTCCATACGTTGTCGGTAGTCCAGCCTAAGCGACATCCGCCCTATAAATACCCGCTCAACACAGCGGGTATTTTACCTTGCGGGGAATGATAAATGACAGATTGCGTAGAACAACCTGGTGGCATTTTCTGTCGAGCTCCTTCGGCATGGGACGGTTGCCGTCCATGGGATTTAACTGAACAGCCTAACGAAACGTGCTATGCAGAAGAAGTTCTGAACGAAGGCGTTGAAATTGCTGGCGCAAAAATCAATATCTATAAACTATTAGGCGTTCATGAACAGACGAAACTTGTTGACGTTACTGGCAACGGTAATGCTATCTCTGGTGGTGCTATTACGGGATTCCCAGCTAGCAATGCATTTACAACTTACGCACAAGAATGGCGATCGAGACAGTCTGGCGCTGCTGCTATCTTAAATGCTAGTTACATTGGATACGACTTTGGATACATCAAAATTCCAAATGGTCGTCAACGCTATGGCATTGATGCAAGTGTTCGTCAGCAAATTACAGCAATCAAGATCAAACAAAGTGCCAACCCACTGTATCGTGTGACAAAAGCTCGCATGGAACGGTCGGATGATGGAAAGAATTGGTATGGAGTAGCGGTTTTAACGTTGCCAAACGACGACAATCTAAACCTGATCCACTTCAAACATTCGGTACCAAGTAGATATTGGAGACTTCGTCCTTTGGCATTTCCAAATGGCGAATGCGATGTATGGGCTGTACAAGCAATTGAGATGTATGACTATTCTGTCACAGATATCTCTAACATTCAAGACAAAGTGCTGTTTGAAAACCGAGATCGAGCATACAACTCATCACCAATCATGTTGAAGGGCTACTATGAGCTTTTCAACGTTCAGACAGATTTGACGCGGCTTGGTATTGAAATACCTACGTCTGCTTACACGATCAAAGTGCCGTTCTCAACCGCAGTTGCACGTCTAGGACGTCCTGTCGTTATTGGCGACATTATCGAACTACCAAGCGAAACGCAGTACGGTCCAGACTTAAAGCCCGTCAAGCGTTATCTTGAAGTAACAGATGTGACATGGGATGCGACAACGTACACACCAGGCTGGCGTCCGACGATGCTTTTGCTAACAACTGCACCAGCTCTTGCTTCACAAGAAACGCAAGATGTACTTGGCTCTCTCGCAAAACACGTTGATTCTGCTGGGTTGTTTGATAATGATGATGGTAATAATCCTATATACCAAGACTATTCAACCTTCAGTCAGACGATTAATGCCGAATCGAAGAACGAAGTACCAGAGCGCGGCAGTGAAGGATCAAATGTGATTCGTGAGTTTACACAAGAGGAAATCGATAAGGCCAATAGCCAAGGATTTCCACACATTAATCGCATGGGCTTCAATCGTACAGGTCTATATGTTGAAGATGCAATCCCTCAGAACGGAGCTTCTTATACGGAAGGACCAACATTCCCTGCTAATCCGTACAACGGTCAATATCACCGTCTGACGTATGTTGGGCTTGCTGCACAAGTTCCACCGCGCTTATTCCGTTGGGTCCAAACAAAAAACCGTTGGATCTTCATGGAATCGGACAAACGCATGCAATACAATGATCAAAAGCCAGTATTGCAAGAATATCTAACAAGTAAAACAAAAATTCCAGCACGGGATATCAAATAATGGCATATCATTTGGATGGATACTACTACGACAGTCAATTGCGCAGTTATTGTCTGCAATTCATGGCAATCTTTACAGATTTGCAAGTAAAGATCGGCATGCGCAACGACGTCGAACCTGAACTAATTTCAGTACCAATTCACTACGCACTACCTGATCGCGTGGCAATTGCTGTAAATGCTGGAAATACGCAGAATAAACCATTGCGTGTTCCAGTGATGAGTGCTTACTTGCGTAACGTTCAATTCGATCAATCAGTTGCACACGGTACGGGTGTCACACGTCGCAATGCATTCCTACCACAGGGTGGTTTGCTACCAAACGACATCAAAGTCGTTCATCAACGAATGCCACTACCTATCATAATGAACATGGAATTGAATCTTTTTGCAAGCAATAATGATCAACATTTCCAAATGCTCGAGCAAATTTTGCCGCTATTTGAACCAGACTTAAATATTCAAACTAGCGATGCTATGTTTGACATGGCTCGAATTTCCACTGTCAGACTAACTAGCAGCCAATTTGATACACCATATCCTGTAGGTACTGATCGTCGCACCATTCAAAGTACGCACTTGTTTGAGGTGCGCGGATGGATCTCCATGCCAGCAGATGTACGCAATGATTTCGTCAATAAGATCTTCCTTCGCATTGGTGCTGTATCTACTGGAGCCGTAACGAATGAAGAAATGATTGCAGAACTTGATGCAGCAGGCTTCACCTACGATCTCGTTAAGGATGGGAATGATATTGACATCGGTGACCGCCCGACAATTCCATCTTAAAGGGGTTATCTAGCATAAATACAGCATCAGCCAATATCTGAGGAGTTTTTTCTTATGGCAACACTAGTTTCCCCGGGCGTAAGCGTAACAGTTACGGATGAATCATTTTTCATTCCCGTAGCTGCTTCTACTGTGCCTCTATTTTTCATTGCAACGGCAGATCAAAAGACTCAGCCTAATGGTGTCTCGCCAGCAGCAGGTACATACGAACATGACGTAATCCGTCAAGTTACCTCGCTGAAGCAATCGACGACTCTATATGGTGTGCCAAAGTTCCTAGAAGATACGACAGGCAGTCCTTTGCATGGTGATGCTCGCAATGAGTATGGTTTGTTTGCGCTAAATCAATTCCTTGGCATTGGTGATCTCGCTTACGTTATTCGTGCAAACGTCAACTTGAACGATAATCTTGCAGATATCCGCTCAATGTGGGATTCCAAGATGCAGGAAGCTGCATTCTTGCTTGAAAACTTGGTAACAGCATATCTGTCAGAATACAATACATCCAATGGTTTGGTTCCATCAAGCGCTGGTGGTGTTGGAACACACGGAGCAATCACAGGTGGTACAGCTTATACACCTGGCACATACACAAACGTTCCTCTGACGGGTGGTCTCGGAACTGGAGCGATGGCAACTATCGTTGTCGTTGGTGGTGCAGTTACAACGGTAAACATCACAGCACCAGGTGCTGGCTATTCGATCGGTGACGTTCTAACAGCTGCAGCAGCAAACATTGGTGGCACGGGTTCAGGTTTCTCCACACCTGTTGCAACACTTGTTGGATACCAACGCACCGTTAACCGCACTCGCTTGCTATCACTTGCAGCAACGGCAACGAACGACGTTTGGGCATTGTTCTCATTCAAGAACAGCAAGAACTCTTTCACGAACGATTCCACTGCAAACCCAATGAACGTCTTTGCAAACGGATACTCTGCAGCTCCAACTGGCACATTCGTCGGTCTTACGGGCGATGCT